CACCATAGGCGTCGGTGGTCTGCCCCCGCAGGATCGTCACCAGGGTGTTCATCGTGACCGACACGGGCCCTCCTTAGACGTGTAGGGGGGTCCAGACGAATTCATCGTCGCGAATGGCTGAGTCGCGGTTGCCCCGGTCCGACCGGACCGCCCGGGGGGCCTTGATCCGCAGCGGCTGCAGCTTCCAGGACAGCCGGTCGATGCAGCGCTTCGCCAGGGGTGCCAGCAAGTGGGCGTTGACATGCGCATACTGGGCCGACAGCCCGTCCTGGCTGACCCCCTGCACGTCCATCGAGGTAACCGCGTCCGGGTGGTCCTCCAGCCAGACCGCCTGGAACGAGACCGCCTGGGCCAGCCTGGTCAGGTTCCGGCTGGAGATCAGGTCCTCGTCACTGGCCTCTTCGGTGGTGCCCGAGAAGATCTCGACGATCACCTGGGCCAGCAGCAAGTTACCTGGGCTGGGCTCGGGCAGCCCCAACCCGGCGATATACTCCATATCGGCCCAGGCCATTACTGCCTCGCCGAGATCTCGTAAACCGCCAGCAACTGTCCGTCTTCTGCCCTGGTGAACCCGACCCGGCGGCCCGCATAGGGTGCGCCCCGGGTGCGGTAGCCCAGCTCCCGGGCGTTCTGGTGGGTCAACGTCAGGTACCACATGTGGTCCTCGTCGCTGACCTGTTCGCTGTCTACGGGGAACACCGCGTGGTAGGCACCACGGGGGTTGCGGTACCCGGGAGCGGGTGGGGCATCGTCACCCGCCCCCGGAGCCTCGTCGTCCTCGTCATCCTCGTCGTCCTGGTCGTAACCCTCGTAGTCGAACGGCGGACCGGACATCCCAGTGACCTGGATGGTCCCGTTGTCCATCGCATGCTGGGCCAGGTCGGGGTCCAGCGGGACCTGTAGCCCGTCCGGGTCGTCGGGCTCGATCGGGCTGTCCGGGTCGCCCAGGGGCTGCTCTGCCACCCCGCGAAGTTCCCACGCGGCCAGCCGGGAGATCAGGTCTTGTTTGGTGCCCGAGACGGGCAGCCCACGGTCCCGACACATCTGCTGGAGTGTCGGCTTGTCCTGATCTGCCCAGTCGTCGCTCATGATGCCTCCTCGTGACCCCGAGTGTAGCACGTGCTCAGTCGATGTGGCAGGTTGCGCGCAACGCTCCAACCACGGCCGTACCTCGTGTCGGCCCCACCGGTGCCCGACCACCAACCGGCCCGAGCACCGCAAAAATGCCCGGGGTAATCACCTCGGGGGTGCCGGTCACCCCAAACCCTACAGCCGAGTCGGTTTCCAGAGCTTTGTTGATCCCGAGGCTCTTGGCGAACCCCCGGGCCAGATCGGCCTGGCTGGCGACCCCCAGAGCGCGAGTCTTGACCCGGGTGAGAGCCACGGCCGTGTCGGCCTGGCTGGCGATACCGACCGATCGGGTTTTGATCCTCGACAGCGCTGGCGCGGTGTCGGACTCACCGGCGATCCCGACGGCGCGGGTCTTGACCCGCCCCAGCGTCTGCGCGATATCGGTCTGGCTGGCTATGCCCAGCGATCGGGTTTTGATCCGCCCGAGGGTCTGCGAGGTATCCGTCTCGGCTGCGACCCCGACGCTGCGGGTGTGCCTACGCCCGAACGTCTGGGCAGTGTCCACCTCGGTAGCGATGCCCAGCGCGCGAGTGTGTCGGCGTCCGAACGTCCCGGCGGTGTCAGTCTCGGTGGCGGTATTGGCTGCCGCGCTCTGCCCGCCGGTGATCGTGAACGTGATCGTCAACATGTACCGGTCGGACACGTTGCCGGTCCAGGAGACCGACGGCGACTCGGCGGCTGTGCCGACCGGCTGTTTGTAGCCGACATAGTTGGCGACGCCGGTACTGCCAGTGCCCTGGGTGGTCGCCGTCTGGCCGGTGTAGCTGTTCGCCCAGACCGGCGAGGAGGGGACCGCACCGAGGCTGTGTAGCGCGGCGAAGGCGAGGATCAGCTCAGTGCTGGCGGTCAGTGTGCCGGTCGTGTGCGAGGGGGAGCTGGTCCCGGCTACACCGTCGACACCGCTGTTCGCGGTGTTGTCCTTGGCATTTAAACTGCCCCAGCGCAGCCAGGACACGGCGGTGTTGTGGTCGCCGCTGGTGGTGATGGTGACGTTCTGGGTCTCGCCCCCGACCGCTTTACGGGTGTAGACATACGCGCCTTGGGAGTTGACCCGGCTGACGTCGAGGGAGAATCCCGAGGGTGTGGTGACGACAGTGTCCGAATTGACACACAGCACGTCGGTCTGCCCGACGCTCGGGGCCGAGCCGAGGTCGATTACGTGGCCCGCGTTCCCGTCAGCGAAAGCGTAGGTGTTGCTACCAATCAGTGTGACGGGCATGACGGGCCCCGGTTAGCTAGCGCGATAGAACACGTTCACCGTGGCGGTGATGTCCGACCCGTCTGGCGTGATCGCGAAGTCGTGTTGGGTGGCCGGGATGGTGTTGGAGTCGGTGCCGGCGGTAGTGTCCGAGTCGTAACCGATCACCAGGTCGGTCCAGGCGGTGCCCGAACCTACGGCCGTCCAGGTCTGATCGGCGATGTCGACATCCACCCGGTCGTTGGTGTCGTCGATCGTGACGGTCATGCCGGACGCGTCGGTGATGGTCTTTCGGGCATACCCAGAGTTGGTGACCTCGGCGGTGTTGCTGTCGGCCTCGATCGCTGCGAAGGTATCCAGGTCGCGCAAGACCGCGTCGGTCGCCGAGGTGTTGATCGCCTCGACGATGAACGCGCTGTTGGTCGGGGAGTTGGCGTTGATCTGGTCGGCCCAGCCGGCCACCTTGCCCTTGGCCTGGTTGTAGACGAAATCAGCCATTGTCTACCTCGTCGTCCGGCTCGAAAGTGTCGGGGTATTCGGCCAGTGTCAGCCGGTAGAACCAGTCGACACGGGTGGCCCCGGCCGCGTAGGCCTCGTCGGTGACTGGGACGTCGTCGCCGTCCACCGCATACTTGTCCGGCTGATGGGTCACGTCGTAGACGAACTCACCGTCGAGGGTGTGGAACACCAACCGGTCGGCGTGGGTGAACGTATGGATAGCCGAAGCGGGCTCGTCGGCGGGACCGGCGGGACGCCCGACCGCCCGCACGTTGACCCGCTCGATCCAGCCCTCGACCACCCCCCGGTCGACCCAGCCGGTGGGGACGCTGCACTCGGAGGGCGGGTCGAGCAGCTCTACCCCCAACAACGGCCAGGGCTCATGAGCATCGCCGGGGGTGTCCGGGTTGACCAGCTTGACCCTGCCGGTCTCGGCCTGCACCACGGTCCCGTCGGTAAGGATGACCGGCGTCAGGACCGGTACCCGCAGGCGTTCACCCGAGCTTCGGTCGGCCACCTTCCGGACCTGCATCATTCCAAACATCGCGCTCCCCTTACGAGGTGACCTGTAGGGTGAACCGGGCTTTACCTCGGGCTACCCGGATCGACCTGGTCCCGTTGGTGATCTTCAAGTCGTAAACACCTGATCGCCAGGTCATCGCGGCGGTCAGGGTGTCGGAGATGATGGCGGTGACCACCGAACTGGCGGTGTCGATCGTCACGGTGGCGGTCGCCAGCAGTTGGGCGGTAGCGGCCTGGCTGGCCCGGATCTGCATCGTCCCGGTGTAGCCGGTCAGATCGGCCGGGGTGAAACTCTGCCCGTCTTCGGTGTTCAGACAGCCGATCGCCAGCTCGAAGGTAGCCCCCTGCTCGACCTCGATGTCCAGCTCGATTGCGGTCACTGGGCCTCCAGTCCTGGGTACCCGAACAGCCGACGACGGGGCGGGCGGACCGTCGTCGGCTGTTTCTCCGGGAGGGGCGGGAGGTGGTTAGTCGGTGATCCGTTCGAGCACCGCCGCAGCGGCCTCGTGGGTGAGCTGGAACGCCCGGCGGGTACGGAACTTGATCGCGTAGTCGTCGGTGTCGTCCTGCGCCCGCGCGTCGTCGGTCAGCGTCTCCGGGCCGGACCGGTCACCCCGGGCCAGGAACCGCTGGTTGGCGTAGATCAGCAGGTCGTTGCCGGTCGGGCTGCCCGCGTTGGTGGCGGAGGTCTTGCAGCCGCGCGACCAAGCGACCGGGGTGTTGAACAGCATGTCCGGGGTGCCGTTGCCAGGCAGGTTCACGCCGTCGGTGAAGATCGGGCGGCCCTGGGCGTCGCGACACTGCCGCAGCGCGTCGCGGTAGCCCGGGTGGGCGATCACGAGCATGTCCGGCTGGGACCAGTACTTGCCGGTCTCGACCTTCTTGAACGTCGCGGAGAGCTTCTCGTAGAGGCTCGTGCCGTCCGGGGTCGTGAGCAGCCCCGGGAAGTCGTCGTCCCAGGTCAGGTAGTTGGCGTCGGCGGTGTAGCCGGTGGACGCGTTCGTGGTCCGGATCCGCTTGTACAGCGACGTGAACGGGACCGTGGTGCCGTTCTCGGTGCCGGTGACCGCCAGGCAGGCATTGTCGAACACGTCGGCGTACTCGATCGCCCAGTCCAGCGCCTTGGTGCCGATCACGTCCATGCGGGTGCTGGCATCGGCGAGGTCGTCCTCGTCGATCTTGACCCGGGCGATGAACCGGCGGGCGGTGAGGGTGATCTCGTCGTTGGCGTTGGTGTCGTCGACGTAGGTGGTGCCGGCCGAGACCGAGACGCCCGCCGAGCGGGGAATGCTCTTGGTCTTGGACCGCATCAGGTACCGACGGCCATACTGCTCGATCACCGACTCGCGCCGGACCCGCTGCACGACGTTGGAGTCGTACTCGATCGGGATCCAGGAGGCGATGCTGACCGCCGCACCACCGCTGACCGCGTAGATCGGGTCGCCGTGGCTGTTGAAGCCGAGAAGTTCGATACCGAGCGGGCTACCGTTTTCGAGATGCTCGGGCACGAGCAACTTCATGGGGGGTCTCCTTACCCAGGAAGGCAGAATCGTCAGATGTCTGCCCATCTCGGGCGCCAGGAGCTTGCTTGCCCATCCCGGGCGGAAAGACCCCTACTCGTGTGACCTCGATTGTAACATCGCAGCCCAGTGCGTGCCAAATGGTCACTATGCTACACTGCTTGTCCAATGCGGATGTAGTGGAGTAGTACCACGCCAGACTCATAATCTGGAGACGCCGTGCAAATCGGACATCCGCTACGCTTAATGGTCCCCCAGGCTGGTGAGATCGTGATGGGGACCGTGGCCTCGCCATTGCTCAGCGCACCCCAGGCGAGGGAGGTCGGGTGCATAGGCCAGCCACAGTTCGGCCCCCTCGCGTTCTCCCGTGCGAGGGGGCCGATCCGTTTCTCAGCCGAGCTGGCGGTTGACCTTGTCCAGCCAATTCTGGGGTTTACCGTCCTGCCGGCCCCGGTCTCCGGCGTCGATGTCCCGGGCGCCAGTGCGGCGGCGGCGATGGCTGGCCAGTTCGTCGCTCTGCTCCGGCGCCCGGCGCTTGCGGAACAACGCGGGGAAGCTCTTCTTGACCCGCTCGATCTGCTCTTCGAGGCCGACCAGCTCGGCTGTCTCGGTCCCGTCGCCGAAGTCGACCTCGATCTCATCCAGGTCGAGTAGGCGCATCGCCAACCCGAAGTCTTTGCTGGCCCAGCCGGCATCCATGAACGCCGCTTTGGCCGCGCTGGCGACCAGCGCGGGCTTGTAGCGGGCTTCAGCCTCGGCTGATGCCTTGTCGGCTGCCCGTTGTACCGCCAGGGCCTGGCGGGCCTTGTCCTGGGCAGTGCTGGTCTTGGTGGGGGTTGTGGGGGTGGCCGGCGGGGTGTTCGTCTCGGCTTCACCCTCGGCGGGGTCGGGCTCGTCGGTCAGTTTCTGCCCCGAGGTCGGGTCGATCCCGTGTTGGGCCAGAAACTCCCCCAGGTCGGTGATGTTCAACCGCTTCAGGGTCTTGTCGGCGTGCCGGAGCCTGGCGTTCTGCCCGTTGTTGCGCTTCAGCGCCTCCCGCAGCTTCTCCCAGTCGCTGCGGCTCGGCGGGATCCACTCGTCGTCGACGTCTTCTGGGTCGTCGTCGGGCTCGTCCTCGTCCGGGTCGGCCTGGCGTGCCTTCCTGCGGGTCTTGGTCTGCGGTGGCTCGTCGGGTTCGTCGTCGTCCGCGTCGTCACCACCGCCGCCGCTGTCGGCGAACGGGTCTCCGTCGTCGTCGCTGTCGTCGATCACCCAGTCGGCCCCGCCCTGGGCCAACCAGATCGGTCCCCAACTCGCCTTACCAAGCAGCATCGGCTGCAGTTCGGTCATCTCGACCCGCTCCTGTCCTCACGCCCATCCCGGGCAACCACGTGAGGTAAACGATACAGGATGTGCGGACCGTCCGACAAGCCTCAGTCGATGCCGTTGGCTCGCTGGTACCGCTCGATCAGCGCGGCCAGCCGGCGGTTCAGTTGATCATCGACCTGCGGCGGAGCCGATACGTCCGCGTGGTGTTCGTTGTAGTCCGACCTATCACCATGTGGATGCGAGTCGGACAGGTCAACCGACACCCGGTCAGCCACCCGGTCCATATGCTCGGCGTGCAACCGCGCTGCCTCGGCCAGCATCTGCTCTGCGTTCATAGCTTCTTGACTCCCGTCCAGGACGAGCCGAGCATCAACTGCTTGCCGGGCCACGTCTGCGCTCCTTCGGTCCACCCGGCCATCGCCCATTCGAGGGGTGTGGGGGCGGTGCCCTTGTCCCAGTTCTGTCGGGTACTGCGGGCGATCAGTTTAGCGATCGCCGGGTCGCTGGCGTGTGGTTCGAGCCTGGCCCGGTTACGGATCAGCAGCTTCAGAGTGTCGAAGTCGTAAAAGTCGTACCCCTGCTTGGCCCAGGCATACCCGCCGACGTCGATGTTCGCTTCGAGGTGGATCTCGCTGATTCCGTTGGCCCGATACAGGTCCTCCATGTGCTGGTTCCACCGGCTGGCGAACCCACCCCCGCGTAGACGTTTATCTTTGATCTCCATCAGCTCGTGGAGTGCGAGCGCGGTCTTGCCATCGGGGCTGGCGATGAACGACCTCTTCGCTTTGCCGACCCGCCGGCCGTTCTTATCCAGGATCTCGAACTTGACCCGGAATCCCGCGTCTCCCCCTTGACGCAGCCAGATCCCGCCCTCGACCATCGGCCGGGCGCGCAGCCCGGTCTTCTCGTCGTGGAACGCCCCGTGGGTGGCGAAGTAAGCATGGAGCTGGTCGGTGGGTTTCGGACCGCCGAGGCGCCTGACCTTCAGATCACCCGATTGGACCAGTGAGGCGATGCTGTCGTGGTTGCCTGGCAGGTCACCAGGTCGGGGTTTATGTCGGTTGACCTCGGGTGCGGCTGCTCGGCTGACCTTCCCCAGCCACCCCCGCTCGGCCCGCTCCGAATCGGTCAGTTTGCGGAACCGACCTCGGGCATCGCGGGGGTGGGATTTCTCGAACAGCGGGTCCTTGACCGGGTGGCCTTTCTTAGTTCTCAACGCGGCCTCCGGCGGTCGATAAAGCGGCGGTTGGCCAGCGCCGTGCGGGACCGGCGGATCACAGTCTTGTTCAGCAACAGATCGGCCCGATCCAGCAAGCGGTCGGCGGCCCGCAGCCGAGCCGGCTCGCTGGCCTTGGCCCAGCCAAGTGCGACCGTCCGCTGGGCCTCGCGTTTGAGCGCGGCGGGCAGCTCGGTGTCGCCCACACCTAATTCGCTGCCGGCCCAGGGTTGGGTGCGGCAGCGGCAGTTCGGGTGTAGCGGCGGGTGCCACACCGGGTCGTTCCCGACCGGGTGGTCCCCGTAGGTCAACCCGCCCAAGAACGGCTGTCCCGCCTGGGCGACCTCACCAGCGTAGGCCAGGCAGTGTAGGCAAGCGTCCCGCTCGGCGATCCAGATCCGGGGCAGCCCGTGACGTTCCGAGACCGCCGCCGCCCCCTCCGCGATCGCTCGATTCGCCACCCAGGCCGCTGTGCGCTCCGCACGTGTTACCGAGGCCCTCACTGCTGCCAGCACAGCCTGTAGCTGGTCGAAGGTCTGCAGGGGGGCGGTCCGGACCAGCAACCGAGCGACCTTGATGTCCTCACGTAGCCGGCTGCCCAACTCGTTCAGCTCTCGGCGAAGCTCGGGGCTGCGCCGGACCCGGGTACGGGTCAGGGGCTGTCCGATCGCGGTCAACCCGGACCACATACCGAAAGTCAGCCCGTCCCGCACCACCCGCAGCAGGACCCGCCGTAGCGGCCCCAACCGGACCATCCGGTCGACCCGGCTGGTCAGCATGGTCCGCAGGGTCTGCTGGGCGAACTCGGGCAGCGGGTTGCCGGGCGCCCCGGCGACCGCCAGGTAGACCAGCAGCGCGTCGGACGTGATCGAGTCGGACTCGGCCCGCGCGGCACCCGCCGCGTCGGCCCGAGCCCGAGCTTCGAAGTCCTGTAGCTGCTGTTCATCCATCAGACCGTGACCACCACTCCGCCGACCACCTGGTACTGCTGGTCGTGGGTGCGCTGCTCCAGTTCGATGATCAGTTCCTGGGTCTGCGGCGACAGCTCGTCGAAAGTGTCGGCCTGTTGCAGCCCCTGCACGATCTGGTCACGCTCGTCGGGCATCACCAACGCGGCCCCAGCAAACGCGGCAGCCGCTCGTCTCTCCAGCTCCGGCTTCATGGCTTCCGATCTCCCTCTTCCATCATCATCACCTCGCGGTTCAAGATGACGTACTGTTCGGCGTTCAGTTCTCGGCGTTTGCCGTCGATGGTGACCTTCGCACCGTCACTACGACCAGCAGGTACCCGGATCACTTCATAGCCACGCATCGCTGCCCAGCGGCCTGGGTCGGCGGCAAACCCCCAGATCAGCGCCTGGGTGGTACCCAGCCGGGCCTGTTCGAGCTGCCAAGCACGCTGCTGCCGGATCAACTCGTCGTATTCGATGATCTTGGCGTCCGGTTTGAGCGCGGCCCGGGTATAGGCTCCCCCCCGAGGGGATTCGGCGTAGACCTTGGCGGCCCGTTCATCGACTGAGAAGTACAGGCCATTGCCGTAGATGCCCTGCCCGAGACCCGCCTCCGGGTCGTGCCGGGTCTCGGCGAGGACCTCTTCGCCGGTCTTGGGGGGTACGACCCCCGCCGGGCTGGACCCCATCGCGTCGTAACGGAAGCCCTTATTTGCTTTGACGCCCCGCCAGATCTCGATCCAGCCCGAGTCGATCTTGTCCTGGACCTGTCCGGCGGTACCAACCTGGGGGGTTTTCCAACCCCGCATCTTGGCCATCTCGGTGAGACCGCCGTCGATCGGGGTGGTGGAGAACCGGACCATCTCGGTTTCGAGCTTCCCACCCAGGCTTGGCACGTCATATGGTGTCTTGCCGGGCGGGACGTGGTATAGATCCAGCACGGTCGGGGCGAGGTCGTCGGTCTCGCTGACGACGCTGTTCGTAACCGCACGGGTGGCTGCTGCGGGCAGCGCGTCGGCCACTCTCTTCCCCACCCAGTCAGTGGCTCCCGAGAAATAACCCACGTTGGCCACCTCGGCGGGGGTGATCCCCTCACCGCGCAGCAACTTCCCCTGTAGCTCCGACACTTGCAGGTAGTCGGCTGGTTTCAGGTTGGTGGCTCGCAGCGCGTCCAGTGCGTCCTGGGCCGCTTGGGTGTTGGTGAACTCGCGGGGTCGCAGGTCCGGCTGCTCCAGTTCGGCCAGGAACTCCAGCGCGGTGGGTACGTCGATCTTGGCCTGGGCCAGTTCGAGCGAGATCCGGTTGACTTGGTTGGCCTTCCCCTCGTTACCTTCACGGAGCAGCCTACGGTACTGCCGCGATAGTTTCGTCTGTAGCTGGGTCGGGGTCGGGACGGCCCGTGTGGTCCGGGGGGCGGTGCCCTTGGGCTTCGCCTTGGGTTTCGTGACCGATTTGACTCCGCCGGGGACCACCCGCTCGGCCAGCTTGAGAGCATCTTCGGCCGAATAGAGCCCCGTGGTCAGCTCGCCCGCGATCATGTTGATCCGGTCGGCCTCGTCTTTGTTGCCCTCCCGAGTCAGTTTCACCCACAGCTTGGTGAGCGCATCCTGGGCGTCGCTCTTGGCTTTAGCCGGGTTGACCCCCGCCGTCTCGGGGGCCCCGGCGGGGGCCCCCTGCGGGGTCAGGCTTTTCCCTGGGCTCGGTCCCTCTCGACCCGCATCTCACGCTGGAACTCGTCTGGGGTCATCAGGCCCTTCAGCCAGTTGTCCAGCAACTTCTGGGCCCGCGCCTGTACCGTCGGGTCGGGGTGCCCCAGCAGGTCGGAATACTCCTTCTGGGCGATATCGCGTTGAATCGCCTGCTGAGTCAGCTTCCCAAGGGCTCCAGACATGTCGTTGGCGGAGATCTCCGCCCCTGCGGAGCGGGCGTTCTGCTCACGGCGACGCTCCCGAGCGGCATCGACCTCGGCTTTGGAGGGCATCCTCTCCAACGCCTGGGCGGCGGTGTAGCCGGTGCCCCTCTCCCGGGAGGTGGTACCGCCCTTGACGGTGGCCTCCCACTCGGCGGATTGGCGGAACCCGGATGCGATCCGTGAACCGGGGGCCTTGACCGCCGACGTCCGGGTCACCTTCTGTAGGGTCCCGATCTCGTTGCCGTCCGCGTCGAACAGGGTGTACATCTTGTCACCCTTGTAGTCGGTCGTGCCCGCGTCGCGGATCTGGATCCCCTCGGGGGTGCCCTTGATCGTGATCTTCTTGCCAGGCAGGACCACCCCGGTGGACGGCTTCGGGCGGATGTGGGCTGCGACGTCTGCGGCGGGTGGTGTGGCCTGATCCACCAGCTCGTACTTGAAGTCGATCCCCGAGCCGGTGTTGCGGACCAGCCCCCGCCGTTCCAGAGCCTGCAACACCACCCGCTCTTGGGGAGATACCGTCGCGAACCGCCTGCTGTTGCTGTTCAGACGGTAGGACAGCCCCCCGTTTTTGCGGATCCGGTCCAGTGTGCTCTGCATGGCCGGGGTAAGGTCCTGGGGCTTCTGGGTCTTGGCTTCGGCGGTCACGCCGTTGCGGACAGCATCGACCACGGCAGCCCGGGTGCGGGCCACCCCGAGGTGATCGGCGAGCTGCCCGACCAGTTCAGGGTCCGCGTTGCGCAAGACCGTCGCGGCGTCCTTCTTGGTGTTGGCCTGCCAGACCTGGTCACGCAGGGGGCGCAGCGCCGGGGGAGTCTCATCCGTGATCGTGCCACCCCGGAAGGGGCGATCCGGCGTCGCGGTCTGACGGCTCAGGAAATCCCCGGTCGATTCACTTTCGGTGCGTCCCGCGAGTGCGAGCCGGCGACCGCTGTCGGCCTGGTCCGGTGGGGCGGTGCGACGACGGATCTGCTCAGCTTCGATCTGCGCGACATCGGCCCGGTTGTTGGGGGTGTCTTCGCCACGCTGGTCGATCATGTCGGCCAGCTCTTGATCGGTGCGCCGATCAAGATTCTTCAGCGGGACCCGCTGGGTAGCCGTGCGGGTGGGGACGGTGGTGGCCATCCCCCCATTCAACCCTGTTGCACGTCCTGTGTCAAGTCCTGTGTCAGGCGCCTTGGCGATCCAGCCTTTTGAAGCCGAGCCACCCCAGGTGGTGATCCGATCCCCGGTCTCCGGGTCGACCAGGCGGTAGAAGCCGGTCCCCTCGACCCGGGCCAGGCGGCCTTCTGCGTTCGGACCGCTGCGGTCACCCCCGTGATACATGACCAGGTCGCCCGGCTTGACCCCCGCGCTCTTGAACGTCCCCCACTGCGGGGCATCCCGAGGCGGTGCGACCCTCGCACCTGCCTTAGCGCTCATCCGCTCCAGGAAGCTGTCGGTCGACTCGACCGGCAACCGACCCGCCTGGGCCAGTCGGCGGTTACGTTCGGTCTCGGTCAGTGCGGCGGCGGCAGGGGCCGGACGATCCAGCCCGAAATCGGAGCGCTCAAAACTGCGAACCGCCGACTGGGCCTTGACCAGCGGCCCGTTCGACAGGGTCGTGCTGGGCATCGTGGCCACATCCTGGCCCATCCGCCCAAGCTCCTTGCGGGCCTCTTCGGCGGAGGTGTCGCCCGACTGGACCCGCTCGGCCAGGCTGTCGAGCTTGCCCGCGAGTCGGTCCTTGTACCGGACCTCGGCCGATGCCCCCGGTCCGGGCCGGGTCTTCGGACGGTAGGCGTCCGCTGCGGCCTGGATCGCCCGACCCATCTCCCGGCGGGGGTTGGCGGCCCCCCCAGGAGGAGGTGGAGCCGGCTTCGGAAACCGCGCCTTGGCCTGGGCCGACATCCCCGAGATGTCGAGTAGACTGCCGCCACCGGTCTGGAGGCGACCGCCCAGACGTGGGTCCGTGCGCTCCCCCTGGAACGTCCGCTCACCCGCCGAAGTGTCCCCGAAGCTGGCCTCGAATTGCTTCGACACCCGGGCCAGCCAGTTGCTACCGCCCTTCCGGGCGAACTTGCCGTCGTTGGCCCGGGGGTGGTCCCGCTCCCGCCAGATCCTTTTTGCCATCCCTTACCTCCGAGCCGATTGGCGGTCGCGTGGGTTGTTGCGCCCCGGCGGTCCACCATTCGGACCGGGAGGCTGGTTGCGGTTGGCAGGCCCGCCCTGCCCGAACATCTCCTTGGCCCGGTCGGCTGCCTCCTGGGCCATCTGGCGTTGGTGGTCCTGGCTGGCCTGCTGGGTCTGGGTCGCGTGGTCCAACTGGGTCTGCTGCATCCCCGTCTGGTGCTCCTGCTGGGTCTGTAGCACCTGCTGCTGGACCTGGGTCGGGTCCATAAAAGTGCCCTTGGGTAGGTTGATCTCGGTGCCCTCCAGGGTGAGCCCGAGCATCCGGGACACCACCTCCTGGACTTGTTCCTTCGACGCGGCGCCCAATGCGATGCCCGCCCCGAGGGTCTGCACCGCCGTGCCAATCTGGTTCAGCAGCATGATCCGGCGGGCCAGGTCCGCCCCGTTCGCGTCCTTGACCCATTCCTGGACTTGCTCGGCCGGGTAGCCGGTCTCGGTCAGCGCCACCTCGGCGGGGACACCCGTGTTGATCTTGGCTTGCACGACACCCCAGCCGTCCGCGTCGTCGACCACCATCAGTGGGGCCCACTGCAGGTCGATCCGGACATCCTCGTAACCGAGCAGCCACATGGCGAACTCGAACACGTCCCGCCAGGTCGCCTCGTACCGGTCCTGCCGGTCCTCACATTTGGCGATCAGGGGGGCTTCCAGGGCTCGCAGCGCGGACCCGGCGGGGGTGTCGCCGCTGTCTTTGCTGAAGTGGTGTTGGGGTGTGTCGGTCAGCTCCGCCATGGCCTTGACATACCGGTCGTACGGGCTCAGGAAGATGTCGGGCTGGGCCGGCTGGTACTCCCCGGTCGAGGCACCCCACAGTTTCCAGATCGAGCCCGGTTCGGCGGACATGCCCGAGTCGCCGAGTTCGCTCTCGGGGTCTTCCGCGTCGTCGTCCGGGTGGATCGGGTCGTCCGAGTTGGAGGTCGGGTCATCCTTGGTTGGGTCGACCATCAGATAACGCTGCGGGAAGCTCTGGAACTCGATCGCCGCCCCGTGGGTCTGGACCAGCTTGTTGATCATGTCCTGCGGACCGTAGGCCCCGAGGTGCTCCGGGTTGCCGTAGGGCCGGTCATTGCGGAAATGGAACACCGGGACCCGCCCGTACGGGTTGTCCATCTCTTCCAGCAACGCCCAGGCGGCAGGGTCCTTGGTGTCCTTCTCCCCGTCGGAGACCCACTTCTCGATCCGGTCCTCGTAGTACAGGTTGACCCGGTGTCGCTCTTTGCCGCCCCGCTTGACCGGCCAAGACTTGATCACGTAGGCGATTTTGAGCGGATCCTCGTCGTCGTAGATCGCCCGCATCTGCGACGCGTTGTTGACCCGGATATCGACCCCGACTACGGTGCCCAGCGTCGGGGCCTGTGCCTGGGCCTCGTCGGCCAGGTCCTGCTCGGTGTAGTTTTCCTCGTCGTCGGGTTCCTCGTCATATTCGGCCCGGTCGGGTTCTTCGGTGATCGGCCAGACCAGGATGTAGGCGTCCCCGTGGGTCGACACGTTCTTGTGCAGGGCCTTGGATTCCGCGTCCAGTTCGTTGTCTTCCCACAGCCTGTGCAGGGCGACGTTCTGGGCTTTGAGGGCGGACTCGCGGTTGGCGTCGCCCTGTTGGTCCTGCAGGTCTCGTTCGTCTTCGGGTGGGACGGCGACCACCGCTTCGATCTGCAGCCGGTTGGCTACGGTGTCGACTGGGATCTTGGCATAGTTGAACTGGTGGATCTCGTCGGAGCTGGAGCGGGCCAACATCCGGCGGATCTTGTCGGATGCGTAGACCTCCTCGACGCTACCGCCGTAGTATGCGTCGGCCTGCAGGTAGATCTCCCGGGCCTCGCACAGCTCGGCGTAGCCGTGGGTCAGGTCAGCGGTATCCGATTCGAACAGGTCGACCGGTCCGAGCGGACTGTCCGGTACGAACGGACTGGTCATTAAACCCCCAAGGTACGGTAGTGCCGGTGGGCTGTGCCCACCGGCCCACTTGAAGTGTACCGCCTCGACCTACCGCTTGTCACTTGCTGCGGAAACGACCGCGCTTGTCCCGGGGGTGTAGCCGGTTGAAGACACTGCGGGCGCCGGACTTCGACTTGCCCCCCGAAGAGACGAACACCGCACGCCGCTTGCTGCTGCGGCTGCCGCCACCGGTGTTGACCCCGCCGAGCACCGAACGGGAGTGCAGCCCGGACTTGCGCCGGGTGGTCAGGTCCTTCTGGCGGCTGCGCGAGACGTGGCCCAGGGCTCGCTGTCCCGCACGGCGCGACACGCTCTCCTTGTTGGGGAACCGGGTCGCCTCGCCCCGGGTGGCAGCCCGCTGGCTGGTCGCCTTGACCCTGGTCCCTCGGGGGGTGAACAGGGCGGAAGGACCCGCCGACCTACCGCTGGCGTTGCGCCGTCGACCGGTAGTGGTCACGATGTCGGCGGTCTGGCGTGCCGCCGCCCCTCTGCGCAGGTTCGCGTTGTTGATATTGGTGGCTCGCTGCTTGGTGCGGTTACTCGTACGCCGCGCCATCCCTCTCCTTCCCCTACCTCAACGCCGCTTCTTGCGACCCATTCCGTACTTGCGCTTGACCGCCGCCCGGACCTTGCGCTTCTCGGCGGCGGTGCCGTGCATGCCCACCAGGCCGAGCGCCACCCCGGCCCGCTTGCGGGTGTTGATCGGATACTTGCGCTTACCCGGGATCGCGAAGTTGCTGGTCTTGATCCGCTTGCGCGCCCGAGCGGTCAACCTGGCCATGTGGCCAGTATAGCATCCGCCCCACCAGGTCAGAACTTGTCGGAGGCGAAGATCCCGACCTTCTCGCCGGCTTCTGCGGGCAGACCAGCGACCACCAGGGGGGCCCAGGAGCCCCGACGACCCATTGGGCGGATCGACACCAGGTACTCGCCCCGGCCGTGTTCGGCCTGCTCCTGTAGTCGCGCGATCAGCTGGTTGACGGTCAGGGGACCAGTGGGTTCGTACGACATCGGGTGCCTCCGTGGTGGCCAGGGGGGCCGGACAGCCCAGCCCCCACCCATCTATCACATCATGTGGCACGCGCTGTGTCAAGAGGCATGGTCTGTCTGGCGTCACCCCGGGTCGGCAACCCCTGGGTGTTACCCCGGTGACAGTGCCAGACCCAGGTTTTCTCCGGCAGGTGCTCGAACCGCGCACCGGCATCTAGCAGTCGCAGCCAGGTACCCCACTCGTCGCAGGCCGACCGGCCCGGGGCCAGCTCCAGGTCGTCCTTGAAGCCCCCGACGGATAGCAGTAACCGGGTCTTGACCAACACCGTCACGGCGATGAAGTTACCCCTACGCAGGGCTTCCGAGTGGAACGGCCGGCGAAACCGGTTGGCCCAGATGTCGAACGCCCCGATCTTGTCGTACCACGGGTAGACCAGGTCCGCCCCGGTCCGGGTGGCATGTTCAACCAACAGCCCGAGGTGGTCCGGGCGCAGGACATCGTCCGAGTCGAGCAGGGCGACCCACTCGGTGTTCGCGGCCACCACCCCCCGGTTGCGGTTCTTGGCCGAACCGTGACGTTGCAGGTCATTCATTACCAGCAGCTCGTCGGGCTGTCGGGTCTGGCGGGTGACCGACTCCAAGGCCCGTTTGAGCAGGCCGTTCGAGTAGCGGGCCGGGTGGGCCGGGATGACCACCGCAACGGTGGGGCGTGGCTTCATCGCATCTTCTCTATCTTGCCGGATTTGTCTTTTTTCGGTGGGGCCAGCAATCGGATGACACCAGTCCCGACCGCGTCCACCACGTCGTCGTGGGTGAGCTTCGGGAACCCGGTCATCTGGTCTTCGAGCTTCGACAGCCGCTTGCGGTGCAACACCCGGTTGCGCTGGTAGTAGTCCAACGCACGGGCCATCCGGACCTCTTTCGGCTCTTCCGAGGTGAACATCTTGAACGGGACCGGTAGGTCGCCCATGACCTCCAGCCACAGGTCTCCGCCCTGGTTGTTCTCCAGGATCACCATGTAGATCTCCGGGAACCTGGCCAGCAGCCCCAACAGATGGTTCTTCAGCGGGGTCCCGGTGAGCCGGACCTCCTCGGCGTGAACCACCTCGACCCGCGACAGGCGGGTCGGTTTTTCCGCCCCACCATCGACCAGTTCCTGTTTGAACAGCCGCAGAGACAGCTCGTCGGCGGGGCCCCAGTCCTTGTTGCCGGGCCTGCCGGTGCCGGGGGCGTAGGCCAGGATCGCGATCCCACAGGGGTCGGATTTGACCCCCTGGGTGACCGGCGGGTCGACCACCATATATACCCGGGTGATGTTGGGCAGCCGGCCATAGACGATGTCGTCCTGGTTCCAATATGGCCCGCTGTCGGCCCGGGGGTTGTTGGCCATGTTTTTCTGGTAGGAGCGGGTGTGCTCGATCGACTCCAGATATCCGACTGTCCACTTCGCCGGCCAGATACTGCGGCGGGTCCCGTCGGGCTGCTCGATCAGCGGGTCGTAGTGGTGTGGGGCGATCTTCTCCTCGTCGATCCAGGTGTTCTCGTCGGCCCCCTCCTCACCCCGGGCTTTCTTGACCAGCTGGTGATTGATACTGTTGGGCCGGGTGACGGTCCCGACGATCACCACCCGGGCCCGTTCGTTCAACGGGAAGATCGCGTCGATCAGGGTGCGCAGGCGTTTCTCGACCATCGCCGCGCTGTAGAGGGCCTCGTCTTTCTCGATGTCGTCGCAGATCAACACGTCGGGTCGGCGGTCTCCGACCTTCATGCCGAGGCTGGCGGTGTTGGCACCCCGGGCGGCGAACACAAACCCCGACTTGGACTGGAACATCCCGACGTTATCGGCTACCGTCTTGCCGGTCGGTTTGCGGATCGGGGCACACAGGTCGGGGAAGTCCCGGCGCAGCAGCCGGTTGTGCTGGGCCTCGGTCCGGAAGGTCTGCAGGTGCATCTCAGACTGGGTACCCGAGTCAGCAAAAGCAGCCACGAATTTGACGTGCCCGTGCGCCCCGGCCCAGATCGGGATGATGGTAAACCACCAGGTCGATTTCCCGCAGGCCCGTGGGGCGGCGAACGAGTGACGCCACTCGCGGGGTTCGAGGCGGACCTTGACCCACCCTCGGGCCAACCGCGCCCACTCGAAATGCGGATCGGCGAAGGTCAACCGACCGCCGGTGTCCTCGCTGACCAGGTGGTGCCGCAGATAAACCACCGCGAACAGCAACGGGTCGAGCCGGGTCAGTAGCTGCCGGTCGGCCCGGGACAGCCGCTGCCGGCGGCTGTTGAGCAGCCGGATCTTGTGCTCGTTGACCAGCAGCCACTGGTTGACGTCGAAGTTCGAGGCGTTGGCTCGGGGGTCGTAGGGATCCCAGATCCGCTGCACTACCCCCAGGGGGCTGACCTGCGCCGTAGCTGGCCGCTGCGGCGCGATGGTCACGGGGTTTCGCCTCGCAACAGCTTGGCCTCCTGCGCCGCGACCTCGGCCCGCGCGACGTTGAGCATGTCCTGCAGCTCCAGGTCAGTCTGATCGGTCTCGTTGATATTGGCATCAACCCGGACCGGGGCGTTCAGACCATATAGGTTGGCGCGCCGCTCAGAGATCCTGATGGCCGCGTTGATGGCCTTGTCGTCACCCCGGTCGATCCGGGGCTTCAGCTTGACCAGGTAGTTGTCCAGCCGGATCGACTCCAGAGCCCGCAACCGACCAATCTCCGGCGCGATGATCGCTTCGAGAGCAGCATCGACCCAGGTGTGGATGGTGTTCTCGGACCGGTCCAGGGCCCGCGCGATACCCGCGTAGCTGTAGCCGTCGGCCTTCATCCGGATGGCCTGGATCCGCAGGTCGATCGGGGCACCCTTGGGTACGGGTGGGGGTAGTTCGCCCCGCTCGGCCTGGTCTGCCAACCGGCGCACCCGCGCCAGGACCTGCTCGGTGGTCTCGCTTCGCGCCATCTCGGCTCCTTGCCTACCTGGGCATCCCGCCCGCCCCGATTTTAGCTGACCGATGCCGGGACCACCAAGGTGGTCAGCAGACGTCGTGCCACAGGGCTTGTCACAGAACGTGTTCACATGTTACGATGGTTGTGTCAGGCACCCCCGCCCCGGGGGGCCCGCCACCACAGGAGGCAACGTGACCATCCAGGATGTCACCGGCTACACCCCCTGCCGCGACGCTCGGGCGCTGAAAGACCACGCCCCCCACCAGTGGTATGGCAACCTGGTCGGTGGCCAGACGCCCCAGCACCACCGCTGCATCGGCTGGCCCCTCACCGCCCACCAACCCGCCGAGATCCCCGGCATCCGGGCCCGCACTATGGACACCCTGCTGGACGACCTGGAGCGACACGCCTGCGCCGAGGGCATGTCCACCGCGACCGACGACATCGCCGCGCGACACTCCGAGGTCCGGGCGATCCGGGCCGAGATCGACCGCCGGCTGGCCCAGGACAACCCCGTTCCGGATGCCCACTTCACCAGCACCCCGCCGACCGACACCACCCCGCCCGAGCCGGGCGACCGCTACACCTGGGCCGGGATCCCCGGTCTGATCATCGAGATGGAACGCCCCGACGGCGGCCCGAACCTGACCGCGATCAACCCATGGTCCGGCGCGACCGTCACCCTGTTCGACGCGTTCCGGAACGAGCGCGGGGAGGCGGTCCCGTTCGCGGAGAGCCTGCGCCAGCTCGGGCAGGCGATCCAGCAAGTGGCCGACGAGGGCGGCTGGCACCGCCCGAGCCACCGGTGACCACCCGCAGGCCCCTGGTGTTACCACTGGGGGCCACCCTCCTGACAGCCGACGAGGCGGTCCAGGCGGTCGTGACCAACGACCACCCGGAGGCGGTCCTGGGTAGTGTCCAGATGGACGCGGGGCTGGTTACGCTGCTGCGCTCCGGCCAGGTCCTCGCCGTGCGGCTCGCTGACGGCCGTCTGGGGTTCGCCCTGGCCCCACCCCCCAACTGACCCACCAGATACAGCGAGGCCCCCCGTGATGTCACGGGGGGCCTCGCTGCTAGCATCCACGCCCAGCCACACCGTGCGGTCGCTTGCCCCGCCGAGCCTCCACCTTGCCTTACGGTGCCGGGCCTCGCCATGTCTTGCGGTACCAGACCTCTCCTCGGCCTGCCGAAGCTAAACCATACCCGCCCTTGTCGAGCCGGGCCGAACCTCAGCTCTCGAACTGGACCCGGTCGCGGCGACGGCGCGCCAGCGCCAACCCACCGATACCGGCCCCGATCAGGACCAGACCGCCGAGCGCGATCAGCGGCACCGGAGCACCCGTAACGGGCAGACTCGGAGTGCCGCCGGTAGTCACAGCACCGGCGGTGCTGGTCTGAGATGTCGAGGGGGACGGCGACGGCGACGGGCTGCGGGTCGGACATACCCGGCCTCGGATGTCGCCCGCCTTCGCGTCCTGCCCGTCGTTGTTGAACGAGCCGTCGATCCACTGTTCGACCCAGCCGCTCTTGACGATCTTGTCCACGCAGGTCTGATAGACCCAGGAGTACATGTTGATCGAGCTGCCGCCGAACCCATCCTTCCACAGCAGTTTCAACCAGTCGCCGGTGCTGGTCGGCTCGGACCCGTTGAAGGTCTTGCCGTCCAGCGCGCTGGGGTCCCAGGCGATCCAGTCGTGCGGGGCGGTGAACTTGGCGAAGGTGGCCGCTCCGAGCACCGCACCGTGGACCCCGCCGGCCAGGCTCGCGCCATTGTTGGGGGACCCGTGGGTACCCGCCTGGGTGACGAAAGTCCCCGTGTCGGTCAGCTTGGCCGTGTACGACCAGGTGTCGATCGCGACCTTCTCGGTCTGCAGGGCAGCCGGCGGTTGGACGCACACCTGCACCGTGCGGGTGACGGTATCCAGGGCCCAGACGTCGGGGGTGCCGTGTCCGTGGTCGGGGCGGTTCACCAGGTGGCTGGTGACGGTCTTGCAGTCGGGTGGGGGGGTCGCTCCGGCCACGGTCGGGCAGGCCAGAGCTGCCCCGGCCAGCCCGAGAGTCAGGGCCAGCGCGGACGCCAGCCGTTTGATCGGTCCCATTTTGGTGGTTCCTCCTTATTGTGGGGTATCGATAGATCGAGATCGTACCATCTGTGCTGGTCGGCGGGCGTACCCTGCCCAGCCAAGACGTGCCACACCTTGTCTCGCCGAGCGCTGACCACAGCTAGCCGGGCCAAACCGAGCCCCGACAAGGCCCGCCCCGTCCCTCGCCATGACACGCCTAACCATGCCACGCCTTGGCTTCCCATCCCGGATCCCGCCTGGCCCTGTCTTACCAAACCCCGCCATACCTTACCTTGACCCGCCTCGGGGTACCCAACCTCCCACCTCTTCGTACCCCCCAGCCGAGCCTTGCCCATCCTGACCGGACCATGGCTTGCCACACCTCGCACTGCCACGACTCGCCCATCCGCTACCCACCCTGGCTCGCCGGACCCAACCTCGCCCCATCTTGCCGCGACACGTCGAACCCCACCCCCACCTGGCCAGGTCATATCTTGGCTTGACACGCCGAACCCCGGCACTCCACCCACCATCCCGCCGGGGTGCCCTGCCTGGCCACACCCATCCATAGACTGACCCGCCGTGACTTACCAAATCCGAACCGTGACACACCGAGCCTAGCCTGGTCTTACCTTACCCAGGCGCTTGCTTACCACACCTTACAACGCCCAGCCGTGGCGCGGCCTGTCATGCCGCGCCCCGCCCAGCCTAGTAGGTGCCCGCCTCGGCGCGTTCCTTGAGCAGCTTCTCGAACTGTTCCAGGCGCCACGCCCAGGAGTCTTCACCGGCCTCGACCCACTCGCGCATCCGCTGCACGGCGTACTCGATCTGCTCGGTGGTCATCTCGTGAGGTGAACTGCACATCGGTCACTCTCCTTCCGTCGGTGGGACCCCCCGCGAGTCCCACACCGCTCCATGCCGAACCTCGGCACTGCTCGCCTCTACCCAACCCGGTCCTCAACAGGCCAGGGCCCAACCATACCTCGCCCGTCCTAGCCAGACCTAGACTCACATCGCCCGACCCAGCCTGCGCTTGCCAGACCAACTCACCTGCCACGCCATGTCTTACCTTGCCGGGCCGAGCCGGGTCTTGGCAAGGCTTGTCACGCTCACACCCAGCCGGTCCAGACCACGGCACGCCCCGTTTGGTGAGCCGGCGGGTTTCGAGGCCCGCCAGCCCTCTTTCGTCTCCGAACCTTGCCGGGCCGAAGCCAGCCCCGGCCCGCCTTGCCGAGTCTCGGCCCGCCGTGCCAAGTCCCCTGGTCAGCCCTCCTGGATGGAGAAACCTACGGTGGTGAACCGCCCGAACGTCGGACGGAAGTCACCCAACCCGATCAGCCGGCCCGCGTCGAACAGCACACCCTGCAGCAGAGTCGGCGAGACATACTCGGGCAGGTTGACCATCAACTGGAACTCGGCCACCCAGCCCGCGTTGAACGCCGGACGCTGGCGGGTCACGGCGCTCCGCTGGACCATCACCCGGCGGGCGTCCAGATAGTCCCAGTCGTTGGAGCCCATGTCAGCCAGCTCGGTCAGCGAGATGATCGCCGCCTTGAACAGGTCGAACGCGGACTTACGCGGGGAGCGCGGGTCCTGGCGGAATTTCGCGGCGGTGCACAGGCTCATCCGCAGGTACTCGCCCGGCAGGCCGATGTTGCCGGGGATCTTCTCGTTGTCGCTGTGCAGCCGGTACACGTAGGACTGGATGTCGTCGGTCTTCTTGGCCGCGCTACCCTTGGCCGCTGCCGCCTTCTCGGCGACCGCCTCGTTGCTCCAACGGTGGAACAACAGCGCCGAAGTCCCCTCGATCTTGATGTTCGCGATATAGGGGGCGGCGGCGATGATCGCGTTCTCAGCGTCGTTGGTCGGCTCGCCCAGGGTCTCCAGACCCTTGGTCTGGGTACGCCCGTTTGCGGTGGTGCTCGTGGTGGTCACTGCTCTCCTCTGGGGGGTCGTGGTCCTGGCCCTGCCTCGGCTAGCCATGTCGGTCCTTACCGATGGGTAGCCGTACCCGGCCTTGTCTCGCCTAGCCCGTCCTGACCAGCGCCACGGCTGACCATTCCAAGCCTTTCCGCACCCAGCCCAGGCATGCCACGTTCAACTCTCTGCCTGACCTGAGTAGCGACCTGGGGCGGATTCGAACCGCCATCCCACACACCTCACACTCGGCTATCGTGGTCGCTCTGCCACATCCCGGTTGCCCATCAGGACCCTATCCCGCCGAGATGCTGAACTACTTCAGGTCTACCGCCCTTACTCAAGGGGCGGCAGTCGCCCTGGGACCGGCGAGTGCACCGGCCCCGCGCGACGCGTGGGGTAGCCGGGTATCGAACCCGGTCCAGCTACGTGGCCCACCTCCCGGTTGTCTCGATCAGGGTGGAGACAACGCGCTTTGGGAGTCATTGAAGGCTCGGTCGCCTGCTCGCCTTGGCATACTACCCCGGGCGGGAGTGTGTGATACTGCTCGCGTGGTAGATCGGCCCCCTCGATGGAGGCAAGGTGTTGAGCTTGATCGCACACCCCCGAGTGGAGCGGACGGGACTCGAACCCGCACCCCTGCAGCTCTGCCTAGGGACTACTGGGCTCACCCGACCGGTCCGGGTCTGCCCACCCCATTGAGTTACCGCCCCATCGAGAGTCGGGTGGGAGTCGAACCCACAACGACGGGTCTTTAGAGGACCGCGCTCTACCATTGAGCTACCGACTCACAGAGGCGGCGATGTAGCGGGCACCGCCGCCCCCTCTCTTCCCCACTCCCCAGCCGACCCTCGTCAACTGGAGTTTGGCGCTAGCGGACCACCTGCGTCCCGGCACTGGTCCCCGTACTAGACTTCCGCGCTCCCGGAACTCCCCAAATCGCGCGACACCCCATGTCACTCTACCCTGTGGACTTGTCAAGTTACCAGGCGCGGCGGGGGTCATTCGGGGGGTCGGATGACGGGTCGGGGCTGCTGCCCCATCCCGCCGCGCCATGGACACCAGTAGATCAGTCGGCCACATCTGGTGTCAAGTGCTGTGTCGGAAGCACCTCGATGGGCTCGGGGACCACCTGGTGGAACGCCACCGGACGCCAGGCCCGCACATAGAACCCGAGGTCTCCTGACCCGCTCGCAGCCGCCGAGATCGCCCGCTCCACCGCCACCACCACCTGGATCGGAGAAGGCCACCCGAGCATCGCCAGATCCGTCGGTGACAGCTCCGGCAGTCCGAACGGGTGAGAGTGGTAGACCCCGATCGGCTCCAGGTCCTGCTGGTCCAGCCGGGAATACAGCGACAGCTGCTCCCGGGTGTTGAACCGGTAGGTCGTCAACGGGTTGATCGCGATGTTGAGCATCGGGTGTACCGCGACTACCGAGCCGTGCCGGCCGATCAGCACCCCACACGCCTCGCTCGGGGCATCGGTCAGGCAGTGCTGCAAGACCTCATCCAGGTGTGCGCGGCGGATCCTCACTGCTGGTGTCGGCCCGGCTCGTCGTCGGGCAGCGCCTGGGCGTCCAAGCTGAACACCCTCGTGATGGCATCGGCCAGCCGGCTCGGCACCACCGGACCGGTGTTGTCCTCGACCCCAGTGACCAGGAACACCCCGGCCAGTGCGACCACCGCCAGGGTCGAGGCCGACCCCCGCAGGTGTTCGATGTGGTCGACCAGCTTCGGACCGCCGAGCGGACCGGTGTTGGTCTGGACCGTATCGCCCAGCCGGTGGGCCCGCTCGGCGTCGTCGGCCCAACGCATCCGCTGTAGGGCCTCGGTCAGCAGATCCATCGGGTTTACCGGTACGTCGATCTTCATGTCATCCTTTCGGGGTCGTCGATCAGGGCCTGCACGATCTTGGCCCAGGTGTCGTTGCGCAGCAACGGGGTGCGGCGGTCCGCCTTGTACATGGCGACCGCCGAAGAGGAGATCCCCAACATCTGCCCCGCCTGTTTGTTGCCGTGCCGGGCTGCCAGCTCGACCAGCACCTCCAAGATGGTCCCCCAGCAACGGAAGGTCCCGATCTTCAATGCCGGAGCCGGGTCGCCGAGGTTGAACTCCTCCCCGTCTGGCCATTCCAGCAGGAACCACCTGCGGGTACCGCTACTGATATACAGGTAGCGGGTCCGTGCGTACCGGCGGTCGAGGTTGCGTGGGCTGCGCTCGTCGGTCATGGCCGGGCGAACTTGGACAGGAACCGGCGCAGCACCGAGCTGCCCGAGTCGACGAGTTCGTCGGGCTCGTTGTTGTGGATCGGCCCCACCGGCAGCCGGACAAGCTCCGGCTGTTTGTGGGGGTCCTGGTAGATCTCCCCGTCGCGGCGGAGCCACTCCTGCGCCTCGTGGGTCTCCACCCGCAGGACCTCGGCCAGCAGCCACTCGGCAAACAGCTCTGACCTCCCGTATAGGTGCTCCGGGATGGTTATCTGGGCGGCGATCGAGATCACCGGCGGATGGGTGGTGCTCCCCCATTCGGGGCGGGGACGCCAGCGGGCATCCGGGACCCGGGCTTTGATTCTCAGGATCAGCCCCTGGAACGGCCCACCCGGGATGAGCCTGAACTCGAAGTTCGGCTTGTAGGTGAACCTGGCCAGCTCCTGCTCGAACCAGTGGTACTGGACCCAGGTATCCGGCGCCACCGCCGGGTTGATATTGACACCTTCCAGCATCAGTTGCCCCGCCTTCAGACCTTCCGTCACCATCGCGTTGATCCTTAGCCGCCAATCCGACTCCCCGTCGTCGGCCATATACCCCGCCTCGGTCCACCCGGGGCCTCCGATCGGGGTCCCGACCGGGCCGGTCAGCAGCCGACCCCCCTTGACCCGGATGACCGGGGGTTTGCACTCGGTGCGCTCGAAATCGTCCGGCACCTCGAACCTGCTATCGGTCATAGGTCCAACCTCCTGATCATCGCCTCCATCTGCCCGGTCACTTCACCCCAGGTCGGGTAGTCCGGGCGGATCGCGTAGTACGGCTCCGGCACCTCGGCGTGGATCACCTGTAGACCCTGGAACACCGACACCGACGGGCCGACCGCCAGCGGCAACACCCACACGATCTTCGGTGGGGGGAACATCTGGCTTCGCATCTGTTCGATCACCGCCGCGTGCCAGCGGGTCTCGTGCTCGACCATCTCCAGGTCGTGCCGGCGACCCCAGTTCTGCTGTTTCGGACCCCTCCAGACATATCGCCACAGGTCGCGGGTCCGACCCTCCTGCCAGTCGTAGTGGTGGTCCCAGTTGGTGGCCAGGTCGTCGGGTTCGGGGCCGGACTCCAGCCAGATCCGGGCGTTGATGTCCCACAGCGGCAGTACGTGGATCATCTGGTTGACCGGACGCACCCAACCGGGCTGGACCGGATGTGCCGGGTAGGTCTTGGCCTGCCCGTGCCACGGTCCGCCTTCGAACCCGAACCACGCTTCGCCGGGTGGTGGTTTCTGTCTGCGGGTATCCCATTTGAAGGTGGTCATCTCAAGCTCCGTATTCGTCGCAGGTCGCCGCGTGGGCTTGGGACAGGATATCCAGGGCCTCCTCCGCCGGGACCCCAAGGTCGATCAACCGCCCAGCCAACGCGACATAGGTGTCCTCGTTGTGGGGGTCCCACCACCCGACCGGCCCAGTCCATTCGACGATCCGCCTGCGCAGCTCTGTGTTGTCCATTATCGTCGCCTCCAGCCGGTCACGACCGAGCGGTACCCGTCCGGCTCGGGCACCGAGAACCCACACCCGGGTCGTTCGCACTCGATCCGGCGGCCCCGGTTGATCAGCCGGTGGGCGCAGGTCATTGCAGGTAGTCCGGCCTGGACAGTGGGGCGTACTGTTCGACCGCCATCCCACCGAGGATCACCGCGTTCGGGGTGAAGATCGCATAGCCGAGGTCGGGGCCGGTCTGGGTTTCGCGCAGTGACACCTGTGCCCCGCCGGGTACCGCCTGTGCGGCCACCACCGGCGCCTCGAACCGGACGTTCTTGACGAACGGGCCCAACATGTGGACCACCACCGCGTGGTTCACCAGCCTCGCCTCCAACCACAGTCCGGGCAGATCACCTGGTAATCGTGCGACCTACCCTTCCCCGGAGGGTCTGTCACTCCGTGGCCCATCGGGAGCACGCAGACCCGTCCGTCGCCCTCCTCGTCGCCACAGATCTGGATTGGCTCCGGCTCCGGCTCCGGTACCCCGAACCCGAAGTCGAGCGACCGCTCGACCAGCCGGCCGTCGGGTAGCCTCGACGGCATCCCCCCGCTCTGGTTGATCTGGTGGGTTCGCAGGTACTCCCATTGCTCCCGGTGCCGCAGGGCATCCCGCAGGGCGTGATGGGGCGGGTCGATGATCTCGGTCGGGATCGCGTCGATGCTCACCCCGAGGTGTCCACCAAACTGTCTCAGGTCGTGGGTGAACCACGGGGCCCAGTCGGGTTTGTTGGTCATCTTGCCCCAACACAGCTGCATCAGCGCTACATGGTCGTAGGCGCCGCAGTCGGCCCACAGCTGCAGCTCCTGGTCATCCTGGCTGGCCTGCTGTAGGAACTGCCGGACCGCGTTGCGGACCATCCGGCGGGGCATGACCTCGTTGCTGGTATCGTCCAGGTGGAAGCTGTGGCCCGCCACATCGACCATCGGCCTGCCCCGGCTATCTTTACGCAGCGGCAACAGCGGGACCACGTTGGTCATCAGCCAGTGCTGGTGGGCGATCCGCTCATAGGGCCCGTCCTCGGCCACACCGATCTCAATCTCTTCGAGCACCCCATGGAAGGTGTGGCCCACCTCGTCGACCAGCCCAACCGAGATCGGCTGGAGGTTTGACCCGTCCTCCCAGAACTCGAAGTCGTAGAACACCCTCATAGCAGCTGCCCCACATCCCACGGGATACCGACCGCCCCGGCCATAGCCAGCTCGTACCGGACCCGCTCGATCTGATCCCGAGCCAACCCGACCTGCCGGTCCTCCCGGATGATCTGCAGGATCTCATCCTGGCTGAGCGCCGGGAACTGCTGACTCACCGACGCAGCCAACCCGAACCGGTCCGCCCCGTGTTTCTCGACCGCCTCCCGCAGCACCTCGTGGCCGCGCTCCCGGGGGATCCCGAGCTTCACCAGCTGGGCCAGGATCCGCCCGGTCGCCATCGGCATCTGATAGGCGACTCGTTCGACTTTGTGGGCCTGCTCGTCGATCTGCAGGACTGACAGCAGGTACTGGAAGTTGCGCATGACCGCGTCGGCGGCGAGCATCGCCCCGGGCAGGGCCACCCGGCGGGTGACCGAGTCCGACACGTCGCCCTCGTTCCAGGTCGGTCCGAGGTTGTCGATCATCGCCCGGTAGCCTTTCAGGACCGCCCGCAGCCCATGGATCCGCTCCGCGTACCGCATGTTGCGCTTGTGCGGCATCGCCGAGGACCCGACCTGCCCCGGGGTCTGCCCCTCCCAGCACAGATCGTTGCCGGCCATCAGCCGCAGGGTGACGCACAGGTCCGCGATCGGGGCGGTCGAAGAGTCCAGGTACTGGATCAGTTCGAGGTCCTGGTAGCGGGGGCTGGTCTGGCCGGTCACCCAGGTGTCGATCTGGTCGCCAGCTTCAAACTGGGCCCGGATCGTGTCGACCCCGAAGATCTCCGTCAGGTCGGCTGCGTTACCGACCGCCCCCATGAACCCCCGGGTCCGGAAGTTGATCGTGTTGCCGCGTAGCATCTGAGATACGCAGCGGGCGAACCGGCTGGCCAGCAGGATCGGCTGAGCCGGCACGTTGTGGGTCCGCCCGGGGACCACGATCTCGAAAGTCCGGTCGATCCAGGTGTCCAGGCTGGATAGGATCGCCCGCTCCCTGGACCTGAACAGGTCGAACGCGGTGAACATGATCCCGTGGACGGCGTTCTCCGTGACATCGCTGGAGGTCAACCCGAGGTGCAGCTTGCCCCGACTGCCGGCGAGCGCGTCGAACACCTCCAGGTGGGCTTTCAGGTCATGCCGGGTGCGCTGCTCGGTGTCTTCGATCTTGCGCAGGTAATCCCCGTAGAAGGTGGCGTCCAGCCATTCTTCGCGGTTGCTCTGGCCCTGCATCCGGGCTTTCAACCCGGCCAGTAGCCGCTCGTGGATCGTCTCGTGGGCCTCGACATCTTCGGCGCTGATCAGCTCGGGCGAGTGGGTCGCCTGGGCTTTCATCACCTCCATCCAGATGGTGCGTTGGCAGGCCAGCATCGAGTCGTGACTCAGGACCGAGACCATCTCGGGGCTGGCATAACGGCGGGTGTCGGTGAGAGGGATCATCGCGGGTCCCACTTCCGGCCGTGCGGCAGATTCAGGCTGACCGTGGCCCGCAGTCGCAGCCAGGTCACCCCGACCCGTACGGTCTGGGATTGGTCGCCCTGGAACTTCTCCCGATAGGCGTCGACGGTGGGAGCTAGGCCCCCGGAGTTGTCTTGCCAGATCTGCAGCAGGGTACTGAGCCGGCTCATCGGCTCCCCCCGGTGACGATGCAATTGCCGTTCAACCAGGAATACCCCCGGTCGAGGCACTCGTGCACGACCTTGGTGTGTTCCTGCTCGATCTTCAGGTTGTTGGCCTGGCCGCGCAGGACCCCGTAGACGATCCCAGCCATGACCCCGAACACGACCAGCAAGATAGCAACCCCGGCCAGGACTCCCTGCCACCACTCACGGCGGTCGTTACGGTCCCGGGCCTGGATCCGCAGTCGTTCGGTCTCCTGCTCCCGGGCATGTCTCTGGTCTTCGACGTATGGATCTCGGAACTCGGGCTGTTCGGTGTCGCCCATCGTTTCCCCTCTATGTGGTGGCGGGTCCGGGGCCACTCCCCCCGGACCCGCATCCTACCCTAGCACTGAGTGTGTCGGGTGTCTAGTCGAGCAGCTCGTGCACCCCATAGAGCAAGGCGATGAAGCTGGTCACCCAGAACGACACCCAGAAACAGGCCCAGTAGTGCGGCGGGTGCAGCCCCAACTCGGGGGCCATGATCCGCCCGACGATGTACATGATCGCCCCGAACGCCAGGTCGACCCCCAGCCAGACGGCGATCCCGATCAGGAGTGCCATCAGGTGCTCGACTCGGGGATCACCGGTGGGGCCTGGTTCTCGCCCCACTCCGACCCGGGGATCGGGCCCGCGTCCCGCCTCTGCTGACGGATCGCGTCCTGCCGGGCCTGCCACTCCTGGCGCTGCTTGGCGTCCTCGGCGAGGGACCGCACCGCTGCGTCCGACCTGATCTGCTCGATCTGCAGCTGATGGGCCATCTGCTGCTGCCGACGCTTCTCCAGGTATTCGAAGATCATCGGCAGCCCGGTGAAGATGAATATCACCAGCAAGAAGACCAGCGCCCCGACGACATAGGAGACCGTGCTGCTCATCACTTCGCCCCGACGATCACCGGGGTTCCGGCCCCGCCGCAGATGTTGGTGCCGGCGGGCAGGTTCTTGAGCTGGTCGGACGCGGCCAGGTCGCGGATCAGCGTCAGGCAGTCCTTACCCGACTGGACAGCTCGGACGTTGGACGCTTCCGCGTCCTTCTTGGCGGTCTCGACGTTCTGCCCGGCAATCCGGGTCCGGGCGACCGCCTCGGCGTACTGGCGCAGGATCCCCTCGGTCTTGTCGTCGTAGTGCACGTTGGTTGCCTGCACGTTGACCAGTTCGATTCCCCGGGCGGCCAGCAGCGGGGTGAGCTTCGCGGTGATCCGCTTGCTCCATTCCTCCAGCGACACGTACGGGTTGTCGGCGTCCTTGCCGTCGGCGGACTTCAGGTTCGAGAAGGGGTCGTAGCCGTCGAACGCCGCGTTGACCGCACCGAGGGTGGTCGGCGACACGTAGTCGTGCCGCATGTCGTCGAACCCACGGTACTGCTTCCACAGGCCCTCGATCTTGGCCTGGTCGCTCTTGGCGTCGCCGCCGACCACCCAGGTGATGGTGGCGTCGACGTATGCCTGGGACTGGTTGCCGAGCCGGACGGTGACGGTCGGCTCGTTGACCCAGTTGTCCCGGTCGTCTCTGCCGTCACCGGCGAACCGCAGGGTCTGGTTGCGGGTGGTCCATTCCTCGGTGTTGGACCACGGGCTGATCCAGTGGAACCCAGAGTCGAGGGTGCCCGCGTAGCGTCCGCCGGAGGTCTGGATGGCCATCGACCGGGCATCGACCACGGTCATGCTCATAGCGAGCAAGGCGATCCCGGGAACCACGATCAGTGCCGCCCCGGTGCCGAGCATGCCGCCGTTGCCTCGGGCGAATCCGGCCAGGCCCGTTCCGAGGCCGATCGCGATCAACGCGATCAGGAAGATAGTGAGCAGGATCAATCCCATCCGGGACTCCTTCGATTGGGGGTTGTCTATCTCGATCACCCACCGTAGCACAGTGTGTGTCACGTGCCAAGCAGGAGTGGTCTGGCCCACACAACTACACGGAGTAACTACTACTTTGTAATTCCATAGCCGGCCACCAGGCGTGGTGCCGACCGCAGCACAGCGGGTGCCCACCCCCACACCAGGTGTGTGCCGACCCGGCGGAGGGCCAGCAGCGGGGTACCCCGCTCGACATCCCGGATCTGGCCCGGGTCCAGGTGTTGCCCGAGCTTCGGGTGCAGCATGCTGAACACGGAGCTTGACACGCAGTTGACGTGGCAGTCCGGGCAGTGCTGCCCGCCCTGGCGGGTGCCGTCGAACGGCGTCGGGCATTGACAAGTCAGCTCGGCGGGCGTCCAGCGGCGCTCGTAGGGCCCGAGCCGCCCCGAGGCTGGGGTATCCCCAGCCCGAGCATGGGGCGCTGTGGTATCTGGTGACGCGACGGAGCCACTCGAAGCCCCGGGTGGGTCACTTAGGACCCCCGGAACCGACGGAAACGTCACGGAGGCCATCTCTGGGGCTCCCGGGGTGGCCCCCAGGCCGAGCATGGCAACGGCGGCCTGCCCGCCCCGGGCCACCAGGCCCTTCAGCCACAGCTCGTAGGTCCATTTGGCACAGCACGTGTCGGGCAGTAGACCGGGCGGTCTGGGATGGGCATGACAGGGGCAGCTACGCCAGCCGCCACACCGAGTGCGCCCCGGGAATTGGCACCGGCAGGGATATGGTTCCTCGGTGCTCACCACCCGACCGAGCTGCTCCGTGGCAGCAAGCCACGTGCCAACTGGTGCGGCAACTGCTGGGGCAGGCGGAGGGATCTGTGGAGTAGCACGGCCCGTGCCACGCCGTTTGACACCAGGTTTCATTGATCCTCATCTATCGGGACGGAGTGCCCACTCCATCTGTCCCGGCCCCACTATCTACTATAGTGGGGGCCCGGGACAGGTGTAGTTGCGGGGGCACTGTGGCACCTGTCCCGACCGGCTTCGGGACAGCTCGGGACAGATTCGGGACAGAATCGGGACAGGTCTGGGACAGATAATGGGACAGTTGTAGTCGAGTACTCACTTGCGCAATTACTCTCTGCTGTCGGGACGACACGGGGACAGGTATCCTAGGAAGTTTTACTCAGTAAGTATGCTAGCGCCCGGTCCGTCTCCGGGCCCCTCGTCGGGCTCTTCGGGCCCCGTAGTGGCCCTCCACCGGCGCAGATTGATGGCGTCCTGGATGGTCTGGGTGCGGCAGCCCATGCCCGCCTCCCGCAGGGCTCGGATGACCAGCGGGCGCCCCCAGTTGAGCGGGATCCCCACCAGATCCAGCCACCGTGCCAACTGCTGTGCCGAGGAGAACCGCCCGGGGCGCTGCCCGCTCTGGCCTCTCCCGGACCCTCCGGGGACCCAGCCGAGGCCGTCGCAGGTGGGGCAGATCTGCCGGCGGACCTGCCCTACCGATTCGTCCTCGGGTCGACTTCGATAATCCCGGACTGCTCCCATTGGTCGTCCACCCCTTCCGTCTCCAGGTGTTCGCCTGCCTGTCGCATCCGGACCACCTCGGCCAGGGTCTCGTTCCGGACCGACCTGCCGATGCTCTGCAGGTACTGCTGGGCCCGGTTGCGTCCGGCATTTGCTGGTAGACCACCGAGGTCCAGCAGTCGGGCCAGTTCGACCTGCTGCAGCCATTGCTGGGTCTCGACCTGGCTGGGCGGTTCGGCGATCGTGTGGGCGGTGGTACCGAGTTCGTCTGGTCGTCCGTGCCGCCGGATGGTCAGGCTGCCCTGCCCGAGTCCGGTCCGGGTTTTGGTCCGGCGCAGGACGAACAGGCTCCGGTCGTGTCCCGGCGCTTGGGTCATGGCCCATTCCTGGTCTACATCTTGGCTTTTCGCGGAGGATCCTCGGCTGCCCCGGGCGGTGTCTTTGCCGTAGTGGTCCAACCGCACGACCGCTACTCCGAGTGACCGCAGCGGTAGGAGGGTGAGCCGGTATAGCTGCAGCCAGGTGTCGGCGTCGTTTTCCCCTCCGGCGATCATCCGGGAGATCGTGTCGAGGAACAACACCTCCGGCTGGGTTTCTTGGACCCAGGCCAGGAGGCTGCTCGCACCGATCGGGGTGTCCAACGGCCCGAATCTCGGGTAGGACGCGTACCGCAGATTCTCCAACATCGCGGGCTTGTCGAACCCGGTGGTCCGGCAGCGTTTCTGGATCTCCGCCTGGGGGTTCTCCAGGTCGACATAGCCGACCCGGATCGGGGCGGTCGGTCCGCTGTTCAGGAACGCCATCCCGTTGGCGAGCCGGCAGGCCCATTCCCAGGCCAGCAGGCTTTTGCCGACCCCGCCGGACCCGATCAGGCTGATCTGTTCGCCTGGCCCCAGCAGCGGCTCGGTGATCCATGGGGTGGCCCCGAAGTCGGTGGACAGCAGTGTGTCCCAGTCCAGGTAGGGCGGCGGTGGCGGACCTTGGTGTAGTTGTTCCGCTTTCGCCTGCTCGATCTGCTGTTGGGCCAGCTCGCGGGCTTCCAGGGTCAGCCGGTGCTGTTCGGCCAGTTGCCGCAGCCGGGCCTGCCGGGCCTGTTGTTGTGCCGCCTCGGCCTGTGCGGGGTCGCCCGGCTGGTCGTCGGGCCAGTCGGTGATGCCCTGGTCGGGTCGGTCCGGGAGGGTTCCGGGTGGTGGGGGGACCGGCTCGTCCGGATCCCAGAATGCGGTCACCGGTCCCCCGGGGCTTGTAGGATCTGGGTGCGGACGGCGCTGTTGACGGTCCGTCGGGCTTCGTGTTCGCCGCCGCCGACGGTCTGGGCTCCGGCGTCGATCAGCCGTTCCAGGTCGCTGCGGGTCGCTCCTTGCTCGACCATCCGGCAGGCGGCCCAGTGCAGGGCGGAGTTGCGGTTGCCCTGGGTCTGGTCGGTGACGAACCCGATCAGCCCGTCGAAGGTCGGCGGCCCATACCGTAGGGTCCGTTCGACCTGGCTGAGCGCCGGTTGCAGCCGGGGCGGGTCCAGGTAGGTCCGGATCGCCGCCCAGTCGACCTGGTTGTCGTGTAGGGCGGCTTTCTCGATCTGGTACCGGTGCCCGCCGACGACACTGGGTGGGGCGACTACGTATCCTCCGGCGCCCCGGAAGTCGATCCCGTCTTTCTTACGGGTCGAGTTGCCCTGGCTGGTCCCTTCATAGTAGATGTGCCACCCGCCGGATGCGGTCCGGACCCGCATGGTCGATTGGGGGATCAGCCCGGCATCGCCGAGCCTGCGCCAGGTGGCCAGCCCGGGGGCTCCTGCTTTCACGTCAACGTCGACAACGTCCGGTCCGGGGTACCCGGTGGCGATCCCGATGTTGGCTTGCGGTTGCCGGGTCCACCACAGGGTGATCACCGCCGGGTCGGTGGTGGCGTCCAGCACTCCGTGCCCGTATCGGCCGCATCCGCCCCGACAGGTGCGGCGTTGCTGGCTACCTCGGGGGTGGGGGCTGTGGTACAGCGGGACTTTCCCGCCGGGTGCCAATGGGAAAACCGGCCAGCCCAGTAGGGCATAGCCGGCAGCTTCATGTCCGAGATCGGGGGTCTGATCTGTCATCCTGGCTATTCCTTTGTGCGTGCTGGGCCCGCTCGCGCGGGTGTTTGTGTGATGCTCGCCTTCCCGTGGGGGGTTGTTTACTCTATCTGGCCGGGGTGCCGGCTGGTGGTGCGATGTGTGTGCTGCTACACTGGTATCGGGGTTCGACTGGTCTTGCGCTTTCCGTGCTGCTGACCGAAGCTCGGGGTCCCGGCGGCTGTGGTGGCCCGCCGGGACCCCGACGCTTATCTGACCTTGGACAGCCAGACTTCTACCTCGTCAGCGTCGAAGCTGTCCCCGTCGGGCAGGTACAACCGCGTTGTCGGGGGCAGCGTGTAGGTGAGTTGGCTGGTGTCGTCTCTGGTCACCCGGATCTGGAACCGTGCTTCGGGGTGGCCCTCATGGACGATCCGGATCTCGGCTTGTAGTTGGTTACTCATCCGGTACTTCCGATCGTGCCCGTTCCGGTGCTGCCGACCATGCCGGTCCCGGTACTTCCGAACCCGCGCAGCCCCCGGGGGTGGTCGGGTACGTCGGTGACCGAGACGATCCGGTGGGGCATCGCCGGCAGCAGGATCGCCTGGGCGAGCCGGTCGCCGTCGCCGATCCGGACCGGTTCGGTCCCGAGGTTCCAGATCCCGGTCAGTAGCGGACCCCGCCAGCCGCAGTCGATCACCGCGACTGGGACGTGCAGCCCGAGCCGGCGCAGGGTGGAGCTTCGCCCGGTGATCATCAGCCAGGTCTGTTCGGGCAGGTGAACCCCCCGGACCTGGCTGGGCAGGTCCTTGAACTCGCCCGGTCCGATCGTATGGTCCCCGACGACGGTCAGGTCGAACCCGGCATCGTCGGGGTACGCCTTGTCGGGTAGGCGCTGTTCGGGGTCGACCACCACCGACACCAGATGCCCGATATCGACCTGGTGGGGCCGGGCGTGGGTGTCGAGGGCCTCGATGACGGTCTTCTTGACCTCGCTGGGGTCTTGGACGGTGTAGACCATCGAGTTGCCGGCCAGGACCTGGGAGCGGATCTCGGTCAACACCACGGCAGGGATCCCGAGCATCCGGGTACCATATTCGATCTCGGCGGGTACCCCGATGGTGGGGACACCGGCGGGCAGGCAGGCCAGGATCAGGTCGGCCCGCCGCAGCGCGTACCGGTTGATCCGTTCGATCCGGGTGTCCGGATCGGTTGCGCGGAACGCGGTCGAGGGCCGGTAGATGGTGCAGACCTGGGAGGTCTCGGCGATGGCGTGTCGCCACTGGTGCCGCCAGGCTTCGAGGTTCAGCCCGAGGTGGTTCTCGGCCTGGTCGATGGGTTCGGCCGCGTACGCGAGGGGGTTGGGGTTACCCACG